TTCATAGTTTCTTCCAACTGTTCCGCCTCGAGCAACGCTTTTTCTAAAATTGATTCACTCACGTTTTTTTTATTTTTAAAAGTTTATTATATATAGCCGCGTGCATAGACGCGGTTTTATTATAAATATACAATTTTTGTAAAAAATCCTTGATTTAAATAGTTTTAGATGGGAATTATCTGTTTAAGAAATTATCTAATTTAGACATAAGGTTTAAAGACTTATTTATATTAGTATTTTCTTTACCGACTTTTGTCACTGCTTCACTTGATTCATCTACCGTATCTGGTGATTCGTCTTCCTTAAATAAGTAGGACCCTGGTGTTGATGGTGATGATACTAAATCAAAACATATTAATTCGAAATCTTCTTGTACCTCATTATACTCACCGTTTTTAGTTAACGAACCAACACCTCTAGATGATATACCTAAAGTAACACCTTGTCTTAATAAATTTGCGGCTTGGTCACCCACACAAGATATTATACCTTCTTTTAAATAAGCTGGGGATGTAAGTAATTTTAATCTACCTATTAATCTATTACCATCCCACCAAGTTTTAGTTATAATATGAGAAGCTCTATCTAAGTCTATTAATGAAGATTCGGGGTGATTTAATTCTGAAATCGCAGCTCCTTTACCTATAATGTCTTGGTATCTATCATTTTCTCTTTTTAAAATTTTTTCTGGATAAATTCTACCGTTTCTATTTGGTGTGTTAAATTTTTGTAAAATTGCGTTCATAAATATTTCCCCGTCAAATGTTGGTTCACTTATCTCCTTAATCACTTCTTTATTATCTAAAGGAGAAATGTATCCGTCATGTTCAATTAATATACCATGACCTATTTCACGTGCTTCTAATACTCTCATAAATTAGTTTATTTATAAATATAAATACAAAACAAAAAACTTAGAGATTAAATATGTCTTATTTTTTAGATTTGTGAAATTTAAATATAGGTGAAGGTAATATTGATTTTTCTATCAGATTTGTTGTTATGTTTTTGATAGGGTCTGCTAGAGAAGGTGATTTTATATTAAATTTGTTTTTAGTCTCTAGGAATAATGTTATCTCACACCTCATAAAACTTCTTTTACCACTTTTTATACCACTTGCACGTAAATCTAAATCTACTATTGCTTTCTCTTTAAAAGGTGTTTCTTTTAATTGTGTGTGTAGTGAATTTTTTATTTTATTTTCAAACCTTTTGATTGGTCTTACCCAGGACTCCTTTTCTTCTAGGGGTTCTGCCCATGTAGATAAATTAACAAATATCGACTTTAGATTAGACATATCTACTGTACCATAAGATGTTCTAAATACTTCTGATAATTGGGTTTTTACTTCTCTTCCTTGTTTTAACATATATAATATTTTTTATACTAAAATATAAAAAATATAGCTCTTTACTTCAAGTCCTCTACAAGGCCCCTAACCTTAATATATGATTTTTTTGTTGGATTTAGCGTGAGTATTTCATTTTTTACCTCAACTAATTTAACAGATAATTCATCTTCTTTAGATTCTGAAATTAGATTATTGAGTGTGTTAATAGCGATGTCTTTGATGTTTTTAAATTCTTTATTTAATGTATCTTCTGTCATTAATAAAGTATTTTTAAGAATATTTTTTTGTGATTCACTTAGTGTACCTTCGTAAGCTTCTTTATAATGTTTACTTAGTACTTTGGAAAGTATTTTAGGGTTTGTCACACGTGTTATTTTTTTAGTTTTACGATTCGACATATTTTCACACAGATAGTTTTTATCTTCTGCGATTGTTTGTAAATTTTTTATATTTGTATTAAAAACTATGTTATCTATTTTTTTATAAACATTATTATCTATATCCTCACATAATTCTTTTCTATCATCAATAATTTTATCAAGTATAGGTACTACTTTATTTAACCCACTTTTATTTTCTTTGAGAAAATTTAACGCTTCAGTTAAGTAAGATTTACTTTCATCTTTAGATGAAAATTCCTTACTTTCTATTTCATTGTAAAGTGTAAAAAACTCTCTTAGTGGTTGGGAAAATTTCATTGCTCCCATAATAACCGATAGGTTATTTTTAAATAATATTTTATCTTTTTTAAAAGAATTTTCGAGGATACTATCCAAACTAGTTTTGTAGTGTGAGAAATTTTTCATAAATATATTTTTATAATAAATATCTTTAATCTTCTAATAATGTGTTAACTTCTTTATTAATACTATCAATACTGCTATTAGTTCTATTTCTTATTTCTTCCAAACCCTCTAGAGATAGACCTTTTTCTTCCATTAATAATGGTAATCCTTTTTCTTGGTTATAAGTTTCTGCTGCGGCTACTGGTTCTGTAACTTCTTCTCCAGCTCCTGGAGCTTCAGTTTCTGGTCCTCCCATATCAAAATCTGCTACATCTTCACTACCAGCATCTAATCCTGGTTCATCATCTGCTGAAACCTCACCACCCTCTTCCTTAGGGGGTTCCCCATATAATTTATCTACGGTATTGAATAGTCCTGTTTTCTTTATGGTGTCTTTTGTTGTTTCTAATTCTCCAGCTAAAGCTTTTTCAAATCTTTGTTGTTGTAAGTCTAATTTAATTTCTTCATCACTCATTCCTAATATAAATTTCTTTGCCCATGTTGCTGAAACAGGTGCAATACCACTACCAGGGTCACCTACTGCATCTTTATACAATGTAATTTTAGTTTGCCATTGTTCTAACTTTAATAACTCCGCTTGTGTAGATGGGTTAGTTAATCCTAATGAAAAATTTTCTAATTCATCCTCAAAACCTAAAACATATAAATGAATAATCGCTATTTTATTTAGTTCTTGTATGATAGCTTTTTGTATTCTATTTATGGTACGTGCAAATCTAATGTCTAATAATGCTAAATTTTTACCTTCACCAACCACCTCTTCAAAACCTAAAAATGCTTTTGGTATCCTTAAAGAAGCTAATAATTTTTTCTGTATATATTCTATATCTGCTATCTCACTAAGATTAGTAGCACCAGGTAAAGTATCTATTGGACTAGCTGCGGCTGGGTCTCTAACTGGTATAAAGTAATCCTGGTCAACAGCCATTTGGTTCATCCTTAA